CGCCTGACGAGGTGGCATACTACGCTGACTGGCCGGTCAATGAATGCGATTTGCATGCGCGACATCAATGGCTGATCAATGAGGGTCTGGGACATGTTGAGCGGCTGAAAACCGACCCGGATTACTACGACCCGAAGATCGCCGGATGGTGGGTGTGGGGGATTTGCCAATGGATCGGTCGCGGCTGGTGCAAAAAGACTGATAAAAAGCGACCTCACTTAGGGAACGGTGGAATGGGGATTCACCGAGTATCGCATCGACGACCTCACTTAGGGAACGGGGGAATTGGAGTCCATCGAGTATCGCATCAACGACCCGATTGTAAGAGCGCGCTCAATGACTATTTTCAATCATTGGCTCACAGATTGCGATACGTGAGGGTGTGTTGCGGAGACTGGACTCGCGTATGCGGGTCTGCCTCAACTGTAAGCCATGGGCTGACGGGTGTGTTTCTTGATCCCCCTTACGATCAGTCTCAGCGTAATCCGGGCATCTATTCCGTGGAAACACAGGTATCGAGTGAGGTCCGGGAATGGTGTCTGGCCCACGGAGACGACGCGCGGATGCGGATTGCATTATGCGGATACGCTGGCGAAGGCCATGAAGTGCTCGAATCGCATGGATGGACATGTGTCTCGTGGAAGAGTAGCGGAGGTTTTGCTCGGATATCCAACAAAGCCTGGCTCGAGAACGCAAAACGTGAACGGATATGGTTTTCGCCGCATTGCTTGTCAACTAGTGTTGACGCCGAATTGTTTGTCAACCGAGACAAAAGTAAGTCATAGTCCATTAGTGTAACTGCGTTCATTTTCCCCTGTTTTGTTTGTCTTCGCATTCGGTATAGTTCCATAGGAGGAGCTATGCCGAACCATCTCGACGACAAAATCCGCGAAAACGCTGAGGGGCCGGCCAAGGCGTCCGGTGACGCCGGCTCGGTCGAGCAGCACAAGCTCGCCGAGCAGATTGAGGCCGACCGCTACCTCGCGTCCAAAGAAGCCGCCAAGCATCCGCGACGTGGCTTGCGCTTCAACAAGCTCGTTCCGCCGGGGGCCGACTGAATGTTCCGCTGGCTAGCTAACATCTGGGGCACTACACAGGAGCGTATCAGACGCGGCCGGGTCGTCCGCTTCGTGCGCGGCCGGTACGATGCGGCGGTGACGACCGACGACAATCGCCGGCACTGGGCCAATGCAGATGGGCTCAGTGCTAATGCGGCCAATAGCGCTGAGGTACGGCGGGTATTACGTAATCGAGCGAGATATGAGGTCGCCAACAACAGCTACGCCAAGGGGATTGTTCTAACGATCGCAAACGCAGTGGTCGGCACTGGGCCACGATTGCAACTCCTGACCAATGACGGTGAGGCCAACACCCGTATCGAACGCGAGTTCACGGCTTGGGCTAAGGCAATTCGTCTGGCGGAAAAACTCCGCACGATGCGAATGGCGCGGATTACTGACGGCGAGGTGTTCGCGGTGCTGACGAGCAATCCGCGTCTTCCGACACCGGTACAACTCGACGTGCGATTGATCGAGGCTGATCAGATTGCTACTCCTGATATGCGTCTCGATATGTTAGTCGATGGCATCGTCTTTGACGAATATGGCAACCCGGTCGAGTACCACGTCCTCAAGAATCATCCTGGCGACAGCTATCGGGCCATGCGCGATTACGACCGTGTCCCGGCCGAATCGGTGCTGCACTGGTTCCGCTGCGACCGGCCGGGGCAGTCAAGAGGCATCCCAGAAATCACACCGGCCCTGCCGCTGTTCGCGCAGTTGCGACGGTTCACGCTCGCGGTGTTGTCGGCCGCCGAAACCGCGGCTGACTTTGCCGGCATCCTCTACACCGATGCTCCCGCCGGCGGCGAGGCGGACGCCGCCGAGCCTTTCGAGCCGATTGAGCTGGAGAAGCGGGCGCTCGTCACGATGCCGAGCGGCTGGAAGATGAGCCAACTGCAAGCAGAGCAGCCGACGACCGGGCACAAAGAATTCGTTGAGGCAACCCTCAATGAAATATTGCGATGCGTACTTGTTCCTTTTAACGTCGGGATGGGCAATTCGTCTGGGTACAACTACGCCTCCGGTCGGCTCGATCATCAGACGTTTGCCAAAGCAATCCGTGTCGATCAATCGCATCTCGAAGACGTAGTCCTCGACCGCATCCTAGCCGCCTGGCTCGACGAGGCGGCCCTTATCCCCGGTCTGCTGCCCGATGACCTGGGGCCGTTAATCACTTGGCCCCATCAGTGGTTCTGGGACGGTCACGAGCACGTTGACCCCGCCAAGGAAGCGACCGCCCAGGCGATCCGCCTAGCAAATCACACCACCACACTGGCCCACGAGTATGCGCGGCAAGGCCGAGACTGGGAAGAGGCTCTGCGCCAACGGGCTAAGGAGATCGCATTGATGCGCGATCTAGGACTGATCATGGATCAAGTCGTACCTGATCTAAGCGACCCCGAAGACCCCGATGAGGAGGAATTTGACGATGCCACGCCAGCCGACTGACGATCAGCCGTTGCGCCAACTACGTCTGGAAGCTACCGCGACCATCGACCTAGAGGCCGCTGGCGAAAGCGGACCCACGCTGCCGCGCTTCCGCATGATCGCCTACACCGGTACACCGATGCGAGTCTCTGGCTGGCGATACCCGGTCGTCATCGACCTCGCTGGCCTGTCGATCCCGTCGCAATCCCGGCCGATCCGCTTTGGCCATGATCCACTCGCCGGGGTGGGGCACACCGACAGTATCCGCATCGAGGAGGGCCAGCTGCTGGCTACCGGTGTGGTCTCTCGTGACACGCCGGCGGCCCGCGAGGTTGTGGTCTCGGCCCGTAATGGCTTCCCCTGGCAGGCTTCGATCGGTGCATCGGTCGAGGAGTTCGAGTTCGTCAAGGAGAACCAGCAGGTGCTGGTCAACGGCCGCACCTTCACCGGCCCGCTCAACGTCGTCCGCAAGGCCACCCTCGGCGAGATTAGTTTCGTTGACCTTGGGGCTGACGACCACACCAGCGCGACTGTCGCTGCGTCTCAATCACCACATCAAGGAGTGATTATGTCCGACATTCAACACCATAATGACAACGACACATCGCCTGCTACTCAGGCGATCATCCGCGCAAAAGCAGAGCGCCAGCGTATTGATACGATTCGCGCGCTCGTCGAGGAGGCAGCATCCTCGCGGTACGCAGACATGGATGCCCTAGAAAAGATCGCGGCCCAAGCGGAGGCTGAGGGATGGGATGCCCAGCGTACCGAGCTGGCGATCCTGCGTGTGACTCGCCCACGAGCTCCGATTGCACGTGATCAACGTGACCGCCCGAGTCAGCAAGTGCTCGAAGCCGCGCTGTGCATGGCTGCTGGCATCAGTGATGAGACACTCGCCCGCGATCGCGACTACGGCGAGCAGGTGGTGTCCGCCGCCTGGCAGCATCGCCGCCGAGGGCTACGTGGGATTCTTGCTCTCGCGCTGGAGGCTGGCGGGATTCGTGTCCCTCACGGTGGGCGCGAGTTCTACGAGACTCTGGTCACGCACCAGCGCATCGAGGCCGCTGGGTTCTCGACGGTTAACCTGCCGGGGCTCCTCGGTGCTGTCGCCAACAAGATGCTACTCGATGCGTTTGAATCGGCCCCTGGCACCTACGAGCAGATTGCTGCCCAGGAGGACTTCAGCAATTTCCACGCTCACCAGATCTACCGGCTTGATGCGACGGGCGCCTTCGCGAAGGTGCCCGATGGTGGTGAGATTTCGCACGGAACCTTGGAACAGACCGAGTACAGCAACAAGCTCGACACCTACGGCATGATGCTGACCTTAACGCGTCAGCAGATCATCAATGACGAGCTGTCTGCGTTTAGTTCACTCGTGGGCCAGCTGGGGCGCCGCGCAAAAACAGCAATCGAACGAGCCCTTTACGCGGTCGTGATGGAGGCTACCGATGTTTTCTACACGGCAACGCGAGGCAATCGGCTGACCAACGCGGCTCTCAGCATCACGTCGCTCGGATCAGCACGAGCTGCTCTCGCCAAGATGCAGGATGCTAACGGAGACCCACTCGCAACAGCTGGTCGGTATCTGCTGGTGCCTACGGAACTGGAGCCGCTGGCATTGCAAATTTATACTTCAACTACGCTCAACGAGACAACTACGACCGACAAGCCGCGACCGGTGAGCAACCCCTACGTCAACCGTTATGAGCCGGTCAGCAGCCCGTACTTGTCCACAGGCTCCGGCGGCGGTCAGTCCCCGACAACCTGGTATCTCCTGGCAGACCCCGACGTGCTGCCCGCATTCCAGGTGGCCTACTTGGACGGCCGTCGCCAGCCGGTAGTCGAGACAGCAGACGCTGAGTTTAACACGCTCGGTATGTCCATGCGGGCTTATTGGGACTTCGGGGTCGCTCGCATCGATCATCGAGGCGCCGTCAAGGCGACTGCGTAAACGGAGGTAGACATGCCACAGGTGATATTTATTCAGGATGGTAACACCATCGAGTACGTTCCGACGACCGATGTAGCGGCTGGCGCGGTGGTCGTCCAAGGCGAGCTAGTTGGCATCGCCAAGCAGCCGATCAAGTCCGGGAATCTTGGCGCGCTGGCTGTCGCTGGTGTGTTCGACTTTCCGGTCACGTCGCTGACCGGCTGGGCCGTGGGTGACCTGGCTTACTGGGATGCCACGACCCAGGTTGCTACCGAGACCCAGACTGGCAACAAGTATCTGGGCAAGGTAGTGCTGGTCGATTCCAGGCCGGGCAGCCCGCACGTCCGCATCCGACTGAGTCAGTGAGGACGCCATGCCCGACCTGCTCCGCACCGGCTCCGACTGGCTGGCTGACCAGCTCAAGGAACACGCCTCGCGACTGGTCGTGTACCGGCGCGGGGGCGACGAGGTCGCGGTGCAGGCCACTGTTGGTCGGACGCTGCTGAAGCTCGATGATGGTTACGGTGGTGTACGGATGGAGTGGACCGACCGCGACTTTCTGATCCACGCAGCGGACCTGGTGCTGGCCGGCAACCCGACGCTGCCCGAGCGGGGTGACATAATCCGCGAGACGCAGGGCGGGAAGGTGTTCGTTTACGAGGTGATGGCACCCGGTGGTGAGCCACCATGGCGCTGGTCGGATGTGTACCGCAAGGTGCTGCGGATTCACGCCAAGCAAGTAGGAGTTGAGTGATGCTCGAACTGATGCGACAACTGCTCGGGTTACACCGTCAGGATCCGGCTGGGTTCCGCGAGATCCTGCCGATTCTCAAGGCGATCCTGCATTCGGACGCTTTGACCGAGATCGTTCGCGGCACTAAGTCCCCACTCGATGACTTGGTGCTGCGAGTGTTGCGTGCCCTGGTGCCACCGGAGTAGTGAGCTGTGCCTGCGACCATCGTTGCCATTGCTGACGCCGTGGTCGCTGAGTTGAATGGGACCACGTTCAGCCAGGCGTTTACAGCTGTGCGACACTACCAGCCAGTCTTCGAGCTGTCGGAGATGACCGAACTGCGCGTCAGCGTGGTGCCGCGGTCGGTAGCGAGCAATGGCCTCGACCGCAATCGCGACAGCTTCGACTACCGCATCGACGTGGCGGTGCAGCACAAGATCGATCTGACCCAGGGGAACCTCGATGCGCTCATGGAACTGGTGGAGGAGATCGCAGACCACCTCCGCACGCAACCACTGGCGGGATACCCAGAGGCGCGTTGCATCGAGGTCACCAACGAGCCGATCTACGCGATGGAGCACCTGGATGAGTTTCGCCAGTTCACCAGCGTTCTCACGCTGACCTATCGCGTGTGGAGGTGAACCGTGATCACGATGACCTTCCAGGCCGCCAAGCAGGGATTCTTCGACCGGGCCAAGGTCAAGAACGCGGTCGACGCCGGCACGCGCAAGGTGCTGTCGCGGTTCGGTGCGTTCGTCCGGCAGCGGGCCAGAACCTCGATCAAGAAGCGCAAAGGGACGAGCCCTCCGGGATCGCCGCCCTACTCGCACACCGGTCTGCTGCGGAAGTTCATCCTGTTCGCCTTCGACCCGCAGAGCAAGAGCGTGGTCATCGGCCCGACGATGATCCGCGAAGGCTCGCAGGCGCCGCGTCTCTTGGAGCACGGCGGCGACACGATCTTGGAGACCCGCCGTGGTCGGAAGCGGGCACGCTACCGCCCCCGGCCGTTCATGGGGCCGGCCTTTGAAGCAGAAAAGCCCCAGCTGCCGGCCCTGTGGCAAAACTCTATTCGTTGAGGAGACACGCTCATGGCAGTTAAACTCGGTTTGGACGCGAGGCTGTACCGCAATACCGGCACATACGCATCACCAACATGGAACGAAATTAAAAATGTTAAGGATGTGACTCTCTCGCTCGAAACGAGCGAGGCCGACGTGACCACGCGCGGCAATTCCGGCTGGCGAGCCACAGTCGCCACGCTCAAGGACGGCTCGATCGAGTTCGAGATGGTCTGGGACACGGACGACGACGACTTCGCCGTCATCCGCGACGCGTTCCTCAACCGGGCCGCGATCGAGTTCGCCGTCATGGACGGCGACATCACGGTGTCGGGATCGCAAGGATTGCGAGCTCTCTGTGTGGTCACCAATTTCTCGCGCAATGAGGCGCTCGAAGAAGCCATTACTGTCAGCGTCACGGTGAAGCCGACCTACTCCGTCAACCCGCCCAGCTGGGTCGTCGTCCCCTAATCCACATGAGGTTTTTTTTCATGCGTTTCCTGTTCGCCGTCTGCCTGCTTGCCCTCGCGCCGGTCGCGGCCCACGCCGAGCCGATCCGCATCACGGGCGAGACGAAATACAAGCCGCATTCCCTGGTCCGCCTCCGCGCCGAAGGCATCGATCCCAAGGCCGCACTCCTGTGGCGGGTCTACCCACCGAAGGACGTGCAGCGGGCGACCAGCCCGCGCGGCATCTTGGAGTTCGCCGCCCACCCCGGCACCTACGAGGTGGAGTTGCTGGCCATCATCAACACCGACGGGGCGCTGCTGGTCGAAGAGGCCCGCGTCAGCGTCACCATCGAGTCTTGCACGCCGGTGCCACCTAAGCCAGATCCAAAGCCCGACCCCAAGCCGGGCGACGGCAAGCTCGACCCGATCAACGCAATCGGCCGCATCCGCTTCGGCAATGCCGGCTGCACCGCCACAGTGATCGGCCCGCGCCGGCCCGATGGCCGCTGGGACGTGCTCACCGCCGCCCATTGCGTCTCGGGCGTGGGGGCACGCGGCACGCTCACGCTCAAGGATGGCCGGACGCTGGGCCTGCGGGTGGTCGCCCACCACAAGACGCCCGACGTGGCCTGGTGCGTCACCGACGATGAGATTAAGGACCTGCCCTACGCCCTGATTGCCGCCAAGAATCCCGAGCCCGGCACGCCGGTCTGGCACATGGGCTTCGGCGTGGACAAGCCTGGCAACCGTGAGGACGGCACCGTCGCCGAGCGGGAGAACGGCCAAGGGCAGCTCAGGATGATCCTAAGCGTATCGTCCGGGGACTCCGGCGGCGGTATCTTCCGGGCCGACACGAATGAGCTGGTGTCGGTCGTCTGCTGCACCAGCGGCATGGCAGAGCGAGTCTCGATGTGGGGCTGTTCGGCCGAGGTGGCCCACCGCACCCGACCCAAGACGACCGACGATGCCGACAAGTCGTGGGTGCCGGTCCCGATCCCGATCTGCAAGGACGGCAAACGCGAGGAGGCCAGCACCGGCGAGTGGACGCCGTGCCCGATCCCGATCCGTACCATGAGTTCTGCAACGAAGTGAGGTCCACTCCTTATGCATAGCTTCGTCGATAATGCCGGGCGCACTTGGGTAATCGCCATCAATGTGGCGGCCGTGAAGCGGGTGCGCGGGTTAGTCGGTATCGATCTGTACTCGCTGATCGATGACGGATTCAAGCCACTGAGCGAACTAGTGGCCGACCCGGTCCGGCTGGCCGACGTGCTGTACTGCCTCTGCAAGGACGAGGCCGACGCCAGAAATATCAGTGACGAGGACTTCGGCCGGGCGCTGTACGGTGATGTCATCACGCTGGCGGCCGATGCGTTCGTCGAGGAGCTGGTCGATTTTTTCCCCGACGCCCGGGCGCGGACGAGCCTCAAGAAGGTGCTCGCGGCCGGGCGGAAGATGCGGGATCGGCTGCTCGATCACGCCGAGACGATGATCGCGGGGATCGACCCCGATGCGGAAGCGCGGAAATTGATCGCCTCGTTTGGGAGCTCGCCGGGGTCGTCGGGATCGACCCCGGGCCCTTCACCCTCGCCGAGCTCGTGATCATGGCCGAGGCGGTCAGCCGCCAGCGGTGGGCACACACCTCCGCCGTGATGTGCGTGATCGCCAACTGCCACCGCGACCCGAAGAAGACCCGCCCGTTCACCCCGGCCGACTTCGACCCGCACCGCCGAGGCAAGAAGCCGGTCACGACGAAGGCCGGCATCGCGGTGCTGAAGCAAGTGTTCGTGGACCGACTAAAGGGAGTGTGAGCGATGGCTGACGCCAAGGGAATTCGTGCCGGCGCTGCCTACGTCGAACTGGCCGTCAAGGACAGCCGGCTCGTCAAGGGGCTCGCCGCCGCGGCCGGCAAGCTGAAGGCCTTCGGCGCGAGCGTGGCCGGGCTGGGATCCCGTTTGGACGCGATCAGAGGCGTGGCCATGGACCCAATTAAGGGCATGGTGTTCCACTTCAAAGACACCGGCGACGCACTCAACAAGATGGCCGCCCGCACTGGCATCTCGACTGAGGCGCTGTCCGAATTGAGTTTTGCTGCCGAACAGTCTGGGTCCGACTTGGAGACGCTCGAAGCGGGCATCAAGAACATGCAAAAGAACATTGTCTCCGCCGCCGAAGGCTCCCTCGAGATGCGGGCCACGCTCGCCGAGCTCAAACTGACTGTGGCCGATCTAAAAGCTCTCACGCCCGAAGAGCAGTTTACCCTCTTGGCCGACCGTATCGCCCAGATCGGCAACCCGACCAAGCGGGCCGCTATGGCGATGGACGTCTTCGGCAAGAAAAATCAGAAACTGATTCCACTCCTGTCCGCCGGAGCGAAGGGGATCGAAGAGTTGCGGGCGGAAGCGAACCGCCTCGGGCTCACGGTGAGCACTGACCAGGCTCAGACCGCCGCTGACCTGCAGGATGCATGGAACCGGTTACAACGGACGCTCAAGGCCGCCGCATTCGCTATCGGCGGGGCGCTTGCCCCCGACTTGACTGCGCTCCTGGGCACGATCACCCAATTCGTGGTCGGGCTGGGCAACTGGGTGAAGGAGAACAAGGATCTCATCGTCACCACAGTCAAGGTCATCGCCGCCGTGGTCGGCGTGGGCGTGGCCCTGATCGCGGCCGGCTGGGCCATCTCGTTCGTCGGCGCGGCCATCGGCGGGCTGGTGTCGCTCATCATGGGTGTCGTCGCGGTGCTCAAGGCCCTGGTCGCCGTCGTCGCGGCGATCTTGAGTCCGATCGGCCTGGTCACGGCCGCCGTGGTCGCACTGGCCGGCTACCTGATCTACACTAGCGATGCCGGCAGCCAGGCGTTGTCGTGGCTTGGCGAGCAGTTTAGCGGACTGAAAGAAACGGCCCTCGCGGCGTGGCAGGGTATCTCGGATGCGCTGGCCGCCGGCGACATCGGTCTGGCGGCGAAGATCGTCTGGCTGACGCTCAAGATGGAGTTTCAGAAGGGAGTGCTCTGGCTGGAAGAGAAGTGGATCGACTTCAAGAATTTCTTCATCGACACCTTCTACCGGGCGGTCTACGGCCTGGCACGCTTCCTCAACGACGCCTGGGCCGGGATCCAGGTAGCTTGGATCGAGACGGTCAATTTTCTCAGCAATGCTTGGACCAACTTTATCAGCGTGTTGCAGAAGAGTTGGAACCGCTTCAGCGGCTTCTTCCGCCGCGTCTGGGCGCGAGTGAAAAGCGTATTTAACAACAGTAATGCCGAAGAAGAGATCGCTAAGATCAACGCAGAAGAGGCCCAGCGTGAGCAAGAAATCAATGCCCGCCGGGACGCCACAATCAAGGAACGTGAGATGGAGCGTCAACGCCGTCGGGCGAAGATCGAGCAGGAGCGGGCCGCCGTCGAGGACGAGCTCAACCGCATGCAAGAGGCCGAGCGGGCCGAGCGCGAGCGACGTAAGCAAGAGGCTATCGCGGCCGGTGAGGCCGACATCGCCGCCGCCCGCCAGGAGTGGGAGGAGGCCATTGCCGAGGCCAAGCGCAAGCGCGATGAGGCCAACGCCCGGGTTCCCGAGAAGATGAAGCGGCCCGACTACCCCGAGCTCGACGAGATGCCCGACAAAGTCCGCGAGAAAATTGACTTACAGGGGACGTTCAACGCCCTGGCTGTCCGTGGACTAGGGGCGGAGTCCCTGAGCGAACGCACGGCCAAGGCGGCGGAACAAACAGCATCTAACACAAAGAAACTCTTACAGGAGGCCCAGTTAGGCGGGCTCGTTTTCGGGTGAGATAACTTATGCCAGCTATCATTATCGAAAAATACGATAGTCGTGATGCGACGGTCGGTGTCGATAGCCCATCGGTAGACCTGCAGTGGATGGTGCTGGGCACCGAATCGGATACCGAAGTGCGGTCGCTAGTACAGGCTACTGCCCCGCCAACTTATGCTGGGCTAGTGCTCCAGAGTTATCACATCGCACATCAAGGCGGCGGCGTTTGGGAGGCGACCGCACGCTACGGCAAGACTGAACCCAAAGAGACAGGCCAGAGTACATACTCATTTGACACCGGAGGTGGCACTCAGAAAATCAACCAGAGCCTGGAGACGGTCGGCCGATATGGCGACGACCCACCTGATTTCAAAGGCGCGATCGGCGTCTCGACCGACTCGGTCGAAGGCACCGATATCACTATCCCAGTCTTTCAATTTACCGAGACGCACTACATACCCATCGCCCTGATCACCCCAGCGTACAAGACGACGCTCTTCTACCTCACGGGCCGGGTCAACAACGCTCCGTTCAAAGGTTTTGCCCCCGGCGAGGTGTTGTTCCTCGGCGCCTCCGGCTCACAGCGTGGCACCGAGGACTGGGAAATCTCGTACAAATTCGCCGCCAGCCCGAACGCCACGAACCTCAAGGTCGGCGACATTACCGGCATTCAAAAAAAAGGATGGGAGTACCTGTGGGTGCGATACGCTGACGCCGAGGACGAGGAGACGCTGATTAAGCAACCGGTCGCGGCTTACGTCGAGCGGGTCTACGAGTACGGCAACTTCGCCCTGTTGGGCA